GTAAGTGAAAACTTGGAGGGGAGCCGAATGACCGCTGGCAGGCGGGCGCGAAAGAAGCCAACAGTCGGCAAAGGGCCGATCACGTCGATTTGCCGCTCAAACGCCAACTGCCCGATCCAGCTGCTCCCCCCAAGCCTCCCCTGCCACAAAACACAGATCGTACAGGCTGACCGTCGAGGCCTCGCGCCCGCAGGTCAGCCGCTTCAGCACCCCCGGCGCGAGATAGGCCAATCGCAGTTGCCTGCTGACGTGGCGCTCCGCGAGTCCAACGGCCTCGGCCAGTTCCTGGATTGTGGCAAACTCACCAGCATCCATGCGCCGCCGCCACCCCCATGCGCGACCGATGGCGCGCAGGATATGAGGATCTTGGGTCTGGTCCTCGCTCGGTCGATAGTCGGCGGGCGGCAGGATCTTCGGCCGCCCGTTCTTCTTGCGCACCGTCAACGGGATCAGCACGCGGATCGTATCGTCCTGCTTTGTCATTCTGCGGCCTCCATCCGGCGCGGCGCGACCATCTCACGTATGACGCCCGCAATTCCTTCTCTGCGAATATCGACCTCAAGCCCGGCGGTGGTGACCGTGACACGCCGCACCAACAACTGGATGATGCGGGCCTGTTCCGCTGGGAAAAGTTGCGCCCAAACACCCTTGAACTCTTGCAAGGCCGCGATGGCATCAGCTTCGGATGCTCCACCGCCGTCGCGCTTCAAGGCGGCCAACACCTGCGTGACCACCTCTGGCGTTTGCAGGATGCGCCGAACTTCGGTCACGACTGCGTCCTCGACCATTCCGGCGGCCAGCCGCATCGGCGCGGTTTCCTCGCCGGTCTCGCGGTTCCGGATCACGTCCATTGACACATAGTAGCGGTAGAGCCTTGCCCCCTTCTTCGTGCTGGTCGGCGTCATGGACGCGCCATTTTCGCCGAAGATCAGCCCCTTCAAGAGCGCTGGCGTTTGCGCGCGGCTGTTGTTCGCCCGTTTGCGGGGGCTTTCCTGAAGGATGGCATGCACGCGGTGCCAGCGGTCTGCGTCAATGATGGCATCGTGCTCTCCAGGATAAGCCTTACCCTTGTGCAGAGCCTCGCCACGATAGACGCGATTGTTCAAAAGCCGGTACAGATAGCCCTTGTCGATCAGCGTGCCCTGCTTGCTGCGGAACCCCTCACGGCGCAGTTCCCGCGCCAGCACCGTGGCGGAGCCAACCTCCACAAAGCGATCAAAGATCCGCCGCACTGAGCCAGCGTCCTGTTCGTTTACAACCAGCTTGCGGTCCCGCACATCATAGCCAAGGGGCACATATCCTCCCATCCACATACCTTTCATGCGCGAAGCCTTCACCTTGTCGCGAATGCGCTCGGCAGTGACCTCACGTTCGAATTGTGCAAAACTGAGCAGGATATTCAGGGTCAATCGGCCCATGGATGTTGTTGTATTGAAGCTCTGCGTGACCGAGACGAAGGTAACCCCGTTGCGATCAAAGACCTCCACCAGCTTAGAAAAGTCCATCAGAGAGCGCGAGAGACGGTCTATCTTGTAGACGACGACCACATCCACCAACCCGTCTTCAATGTCGGCCAGCAACTGCTTCAGCCCTGGGCGCTCCAACGTGCCACCTGAGATGCCGCCATCGTCATATTGATCGCGAACCAGTGCCCAGCCTTCAGACTTCTGGCTGGCGATATAGGCCTCGCAGGCTTCCCGCTGGGCGTGCAGGCTGTTGAACTCCTGCTCGAGCCCTTCCTCGCTCGATTTTCGGGTGTAGATGGCGCAGCGCAGGCGTCGCGCAGGGCGGTTGGGATTGTCCATCATACATCCTCCCGCTTGCGTTCGCGCAGACCAAAGAAGCGATAGCCATTCCAGCGGGTTCCGCTGATTTCGCGGGCGACGGCGGAGAGCGACTTGAACTTTCGGCCCTGCCAGTCAAAGCTGTCTTTCAGGACTGTGACCGTGTGCTCGATACCCTCCCACTCGCGGATAAGCCGTGTGCCAGTAACAGGATTGCGGGGATCGATGATCTGGTGTTTGCGCTTGCTATGCCCCTCAACCTCGTCCGCCAGAAGGTCCAGCATCCGCCGTGTTTCACGATCAGGGCCGCCATAGGCCAGTTCCTGAATGCGATAGGCGATCCGGAATTCGAGGAAGGCTCGGCTATTGTTCGGAGCTGACGTCCCGATGAGTTTTTCCCACTCTGCTTTCAACTCCTTGACCGACATCTCCTTCAGAGCGGCGAGACTAGAGAGAACGGTCCGATCTCTTGCCCGATCAGAGCTAAACCCTCGATCAATTATCTTATTGGTTTTGCGCATGAATTCCCCCGATGCGGATGCGTTTCACATGACGACCACCGCTCTTGCGGGGCGGGAAGTCCACGAAACTGTCTCCGTCATCGGCAGATAAAGATCTGGACTTCGCCGCGTTCAGGCGAACCACGCCCACGGCTAGGATGCGGCCGAGTTCTTCGAACCTTGCGCGCGCTGACATCTTGTCAGGGCATAGAGGATTGGGCCCCGAAACTGGGGTGGACATCATGTCGAGCATGGAAGCGCCTTTCGAGTTGGTAACCAACTTGAGAGGCATGCGATGCAGGGAATCAAGTTAAAACAATGGGTTGATGTAGCCCCGCGCAAGGCTGCGCAGTGGTTCGGGTTTGCACCATCAAAGCTCGGTCAATGACGCGTCGCGGGCTTCACCATTGGGTCTGTGTCAAGTGTGAGCGCGGCCTTCCACAGGGGTGTCTTGGTAAAGAGGCTCTCTTGCGAATGAGAGGATTTTGCGGGTCGTGTCTCTTGCAGCAGACCGGTCCAGCAAAGTGGCCTCAAGAGTTGAATGTAGAGATTTCCCATAACCTCATCGTATCGGGGAAAGGGACTTGGGTCGGGTTTTCCAAACAACAAATGTCTGAGGGTCGCGCCAGTGACAGCATTCTCAGCCTCAACATTAAGGACGTTTAGGAAGATGTTCCAATTGCCCAAGAGTGGCTCATCTGAAAACCGGCCCGAGTTGCGATGATCGACCTCAAAGAGGTAGAAAGGCGCAATGATCCCGAATAGCCGCCCCGGTTGCCTCACCAACTCTGAACCTGCCTTGGTCAGTTTGAACTGCCCTTTGTAATGGCGGCCCATTTTTAGGGTGGTCAATAGGAAGTGAATGTCGACCAGCGGCATAAAGTCCTGCTCGTTCAGAACCTTGTTCACGGCGAAAAGATCCTTTTCCGTGTGGCCAGGCCAGTTGAACTCCGCCGCCGCCCAGTGAACGAAGTTCCGCTTAAAGCCCTTTGAAGCGGTCAGACCGATCGCGCCATTGGCCTCAAGATAGGCGAATGTTTTCTGGAACCCTCGCAACATGGGCGACCACGCCAAGGCGGGGTCATCGTTTTCCAAAACTGTGAACCCGATCATCTCAGATCTCTCTTGCAAACCAACGAATACGTCCAACGATCACGATTTCTTCTGCGCTGCGCTCATACTCTGGATAGTGCTTGTTGTCGGAGATGACCCGCACCGCAGGCGGGTCGCTGTTAGGCACATGTTGCAACCGCTTGGCAACCAACCCGATACCATCGTCGAGCACAAAAATTCCAGGTGGATTGGGCGATTTGCGGGTCATGTCGACCAGAACGGTATCGCCGTTCATCAAGGTGGGCTCCATGCTGTCACCCTCAACCTTCATGATCCGCAGCTGGGAAGGGGAGGCCTTTAGCCCATTCTTGATCCAAGACTTGCGGAAATGATAGGCGCGGTCAGCTTCCTCATAGTCTTCCAAAACAATCGCACCGCCCCCCATGGAGGGCCGTACGCCCGCATGCGCAATTGCCACGAACGCCTCTTCAGAGTTTTCGAGGAAGGGCAGGGGGCCTTCAACTTCGCCAATGCCATGGATCAACCAGTCGAGATCTACTTTCAGGACACGCGCCACCTCAGCTAGCCTGTCGAGGCCAGGCCGGATCGAGCGGCCGCGGAGGATGTCATACACGAAGGATCGGTTCACGCCCGCCATCTCTGCGACGTGGGCGGGGCTCAAGCCAAGCTGATGCGCGCGGGCCTGCAGGCGGTCGGCCAGTGAGTGGTGTTCGGTCATTTTATCCCCAAGGGGCTGTGGATTAGTTTGGATAAGATAGGATTGCACTGGGATCGTCAAGAGACTAGAACGATAGGAGAACAACCGCACGCGCGAATCCGGGGGGAATATGGAAATCGAGAAGGACTATTTTCCCCTTGCCGAGATCGTTAAGCGCTGGTCGATCCCGGAGGAGGACCTCGTCTATCTGGCGGAGAACAACCAGTTGCGGCTCTCCATCCGGGTCTTCGACATGCCGCTTGAGTTCGGCGATTATGACGAAGACATCGACGGCGCGCGGTTTCGGGTACCCCATGAGCAGCGGCATTTTAGCGGCCTACTCGATCTGCATGCTGGCGACGTCTTTCATCTGTACCGGTCAGGCGAGGCGCACCTGAACGAGTTCCGCCATGACAGAACGGGCTATGCCGGCCTGATGTATGACCACGCCCCGATCTATGCCGTGATTGGAGATTTGTTGCTTCGGCGCGATGAACGCGATCGTTTTGAGCTTAAATCGGGCTTTCGGGCGCCTGGGACAAAGCAGGAGGCGCCAACTTTCATCCATTCCCGCGACTTCAAGGAAGTGCGGTGTCGGGGGCATCTCTTCCAGCTGGGTGCCATACAGTCGTCCGTCGTGCGTGCGTTGCATCAAGCGGCCTTGGCCGGCCAGCCATGGCAGAGTGGCAAGAGGATACTCACCTCGGCAGACTCGAAGTGCATGCGGATGGCGGACGTCTTCAAGTCGAAGACGTCATGGCGGCAACTGATCAAGTCTGACGGACGCGGGAACTATCGCCTGAACATTGACTAATGTGTCCCATCCCCGTGACAGGCGGATGGTCAGGGGGGCGGGAGGGGGATGAGCGGGGGATGCTCATCCCCCTTTTCCATTTTCTGCTGTCGTTTCAATAGGGCATCCATCCCCTTCCATATCCCCTTCTGATCCCGACGACATCCCACACCAAGCTTTTGCATTGTTTCCCTGTAACCATCAGTGGAGACCGATATGCAGACAAAAATCTGCCTCACCCAAAAGGAACTCGCCCGGCGTTGGACGATTTCCCACCGCACCTTGGAGCGCTGGCGCTGGACCGGTGAGGGGCCAAGTTTCATGAAGCTTGGTGGCCGGGTGATCTACCGGCTTGAGGACGTTCTATCCTTTGAACTGGCCCACTTGCATCAAAGCGAGGCCGTCCAGGCGGCACGGGTGGCATGATGCAGCCTGACATCCGCGACGACATTGGCTTTTTTGCTTGGGTGTCTTTGGCGCCTCCGGGTGCGGCCGTCAGTTACCATCGCGGCTTTCTCGCGGTGGATGCGGTCTCGCTCGTCTCCAAGCTTCCGGCATCGCAGCAGCGCAGCTTGCGGATGATCGCGTCCGCCGCTTGGTGCGCGTCAGAACAGAACCTTGTTCATCTCGTTCAAGAGCGCCTCGGCCCGGATCTCTTCGATTACCGCGCCATCGCGCGTCCGCGCCCTGCTCCCAACACATCCCCAACCACTCGCCCGCTGCGGGCGGATGCATGACCAACTTCCAAGACATGGAGACGAGAATGACTTATCCAAAGAACACCCTGAGCGTGGATGATATGCTCAACCTGCCGACCGGCGAGATGGCGCAAATGCCGGTCGAATTGCTGGCCGCGTTGCAGGCGGAACTTGATAATGCTGCCAGGCAATTGAAGTCCGCGACGCTGCGGCTCAACACAGCCTTTGAGGTCCGCTATACGACCCGGGCTGCCGAAGCGCGCCGTGCCTGCGGCAAGGACACCGGCACCGTCCGCTTGGTGGACGGCGACTACGCGGTGGTGGCTGATCTGCCCAAACGCGTCGACTGGGACCAGGAAAAGCTTGCCCAAATTGCCCAGAACATCGCATCGGCAGGGGAGGATCCTTCCGAGTTCATCGACACGAAGTTGTCGGTTTCTGAGCGCACGTATGGCGCGCTTCCTGAGGCTTGGCGCAAGGGGTTTGAGCCGGCGCGTACTGTCAAAATGGGTGCGTTGAAGGTGGTCTTGGAAGCGAAGGGGACTGCCTGATGGCTATCTCTCTCGCATCCCTGTGCATGACCTCGGCGCTGACACCGCCGCGCATCCTGATCCACGGTGTGGCAGGTGTCGGCAAGTCCACTTTTGCCTCTGATGCCGACCGGCCGGTGTTCATCATGACCGAGGACGGGCTCGGAAAACTGCAGGTGCCACATTTTCCGCTGGCGACGAGCTATGCGGACGTGGCCGGGGCCCTGGACGCTCTGCTGACCGAGGGCCACGACTTCGGCACGGTGGTCATCGACAGCGTCGACTGGCTGGAGCCGCTGATCTGGGCTGAAGCCTGCCACCGCAACGGCTGGGCGTCCATTGAAACCCCCGGCTTCGGGAAAGGCTATGCCGAGGCGCTGACTGTCTGGCGGGAGTATCTCGACAAGCTGAATGCGCTCCGGGACCAGAAAGGCATGGCGGTCATCCAGATCGCCCATACCGACATCAAGCGCTTCGACAGCCCCGAGCACGAGCCTTACGACCGCTATGTGATCAAGCTGCAGGCCCGCGCCTCGGCGCTCTTGCAGGAGCATTCTGATGTGGTGCTCTTCGCCAACTATCAGATCTCGGTCGCGAAGTCTGATGTCGGCTTCAACAAGAAGGTCACCCGGGCGCTCGGGTCTGGTGCGCGCGTCATGCACACCGAGGAGCGCCCCGCCTTCCTCGCCAAGAACCGTTACGGGCTGCCGGACACGCTGCCCCTCAGCTGGGCCGAGTTCATGGCGGCCATGCCTCAATCTGAATGATCGCCCTGAAAGGACAAGACCATGGCACGTTTCGACACGTCCTTCGACGCTACCAGCGTTGAACCCACCACCGCCCAGGAGCTTTTGCCCGCGGGCAAATACCGCGCCCAGATTGTCGAAAGCGAGATGCGCGTCACCAAGAATGGCATGGGTCAGTTTCTCTGGCTGATGCTCGACATCCTTGAGGGCGAGCACAAGGGCCGGAAGATATTCGACCAGCTGAACCTCGTGAACCCGAACCCGACCACGGTGGAAATCGCGCAGCGCACGCTGTCGGCCATCTGCCACGCGACGGGCAAGATGCATGTCAGTGACAGCGAGGAACTGCACCTGATCCCGATGACGATCCAGGTGAAGATCCGGCCGCCGAAGAATGGCTACGGGGAGAGCAATGCCGTCGCCTATCTGCCGCCGGATCGCGCCGCTGCGGCCCGTGCAGCTAAGCCGGCATCCGCTGCGCCCGCCACACCTGCAGCCCCGCCCAAGATGGCGTCTGCGCCCTGGAACAAGAATGGCTGACGCGCTGCGCCGCCCTGACCTGTTGACGGCCGGGGCGGTGCCTAACCCCATCTGAGGACAATCCCATGACTGACCTGAACAACGCGGCCGCCGATGGAAACCTTGGGGCCGTGATCAGCCCCGGCTTGCCTGATGATCAGCGCCGGTTGATCGAGCTTGACGACGCAATTGCCAAGATCCGCACCCAGATCGCGACGGCCGATCTGGCCCGGCAGCGGGGTCACAAACCCATCGACCCGGACTGGTTTCACAGGGCCCGCACGGCGCTGCGGCACCTGAGCCGCGAGCGGGCGGAACTTCTGGCCCAAGGCACAAGCCGTCGTCGTCGCCAGAAGCTGAAGGATGCGCTGATCGGCGTCCTGCGCGAGCGCCATGATCCAGAAACCTGGAGCGGCATTCTGGCTGAGGCGCAGGCCCGCAGTGAACGGGAGGGTCTGTGATGGCCGAGCTTCCCGAAGCCTCCACGCCGACGCTGACGGCAATCTATGCCGATTATGAGGCCCGCCAGGGTGATGGTTTCCGCGACCACCTCGGTGCCTCGATCATTGGCAAGTCCTGCGCCCGCGCACTCTGGTACGATTTCCGCTGGGTCACGCCCGCGCGCCATTCCGGCCGCCTGCTGCGCCTCTTCGAGACGGGCCAGCGGGAAGAGGACCGCCTCGTGCGCAATCTGCGCGCCACTGGCGCAACTGTGCTCGAGGTTGATCCCGAAACCGGCCGTCAGTTCCGCGTCGAAGCCCATGGCGGCCATTTCGGCGGCTCGCTGGACGGCGTTGCCATCGGCATCCTTGAGGCCCCGAAGGCCTGGCATGTGCTGGAGTTCAAGACCCACGGGGTCAAGAGTTTCACTGAGTTGACAGCCAAAGGCGTGGTGCAGGCCAAGCCCCAGCACGCCGCACAGATGCAGATCTACATGCATCTGATGGGGATCACCCGTGCGCTTTATGTGGCGGTTTGTAAGGATACCGATGCGCTGCATATCGAGCGCATCGAGGCTGATAGCGCCATCGCCGAGCGGCTGATGGAAAAGGCGGGCCGGGTTATCTTCGCCCAGCATCCGCCCGCGCGGATCAGCGAGGACCCGGCCTGGTTCGAATGTCGGTTCTGCGATCACCATGCCGTCTGCCACGGTGGTGGTGGGGCGGCCGTGACCTGCCGGTCCTGTCTGCATGCGACGCCCGTTGACGGCGGCTGGCACTGCGCCCGTCACGACCGGATGCTGACAGCGCTCGAACAGCGCGCAGCCTGCAACCGCCGTCTCTTCATCCCCGATCTCGTCCCGGGCGAGGTCATCGATGCGGGTGAGGATGTCGTCACCTACCGCATGGCCGATGGCTCCACCTGGGCAAACGACGCCCGCACGACGGAGGCCGCGCCATGCTGACCCTGCGCCCCTATCAACAGGCCGCGATCACTGCGATCTACGGCTATTTCCAGAACCACAAAGGCAACCCGCTGGTGGTGATCCCGACTGCCGGGGGCAAGAGCTTGGTGATGGCCGCCTTCATCGAGGGCGTGCTGAAAGCCTGGCCCGACCAGCGCATCCTTATCGTGACCCATGTCCGTGAGCTGATCGCCCAGAACCATGCCGAGATGATCGGGCTCTGGCCCGAGGCCCCGGCCGGCATCTATTCGGCTGGCTTGGGCAAGCGCGAGGCACAGGCCCGCATTCTTTTCGCAGGCATCCAGTCGATCCACCGCCGCGCGGCTGAGATCGGCCACACGGATCTCGTGCTGATCGACGAGGCACATCTCATCCCCGGCAGTTCCAGCACCATGTACCGCCGGTTTTTGGACGGCCTAACCCGCATCAACCCCGCGCTCAAGGTCATCGGGCTAACCGCCACGCCCTTCCGGCTCGACAGCGGCATGTTGCATGAGGGCAAGAACGCGCTCTTCAACGACATCGCATATGAAGCTCCGGTGCGTGATCTGATCGACGCCGGCTATCTCAGTCCGCTGGTCTCGAAACAACCCGCAACGCGGTTGGATGTCTCGAAGGTCGGTACCCGCGCAGGCGATTTCATCCAGCGCGATCTGGCAGCGGCGGTGGACAAGGAGGCCATCACGCGCGCCGCGGTTACCGAGATCATTGAACATGGGCGTGATCGGAAGTCTTGGCTGGCCTTCTGTTCTGGCGTGGATCATGCCCGCCACGTGGCCGAAGAGTTCGGCCGCCAAGGCATCATCTGCCGCACCATCTTCGGCGACACACCGAAGGAAGAGCGCGATGCGATCATTGCCGCGTTCAAGCGCGGTGAAATCCGTGCGCTGGCCTCGATGGGCGTGCTGACCACCGGCTTCAACGCCCCTGCCGTCGATCTGATCGCGCTCCTGCGCCCCACCAAGTCGGCAGGCCTTTATGTGCAGATGGTGGGCCGTGGGACGCGTCTCGCGCCGGGCAAGGAAAACTGCCTGGTCCTCGATTTCGCCGGCAATGTCCGCCGCCACGGGCCGATCGATCTGGTGCGGCCCCGACGGGCCGGCGAGGCCGGTGGTGGCGATGCCCCGACCAAGGTCTGCCCGGAATGTGACAGCATTATAGCGCTTTCGGCGACGGAATGCCCGGACTGCGGCTACGTCTTTCCGGCCCGAGAGGTGAAGATCGCTCCGACGGCGGCCACACTCCCGGTCTTGTCGCCGAAAGTGCAGTGGCTGCCGGTGGATGGCGTGTCCTACAGCCGCCATGACAAGCTCGGCGGGCTGCCCTCGCTCAAGGTGACCTACAGTTGCGGGCTCACGTCATACAGCGAATGGGTCTGCATCGAGCACCAAGGCTATGCCCGCCAGAAAGCGGCTGAGTGGTGGCGCAAGCGCGCGCCCGGCTGCCCAGTGCCGCTCACCGTCGATCAGGCCATCGCTGAAGCCGCGCTTCTTGCGCGCCCTAGCGCAATCTCGGTCCGTCCCTCGGGCCGCTATGTCGAAATCTCCGGCCACAGGTTTGATCCATGCGCGCACTCCACACCGGCCTCTGCGCCATCTGCCACCGGCAACCTCGTGGGTTTGGCTGGTTCAACCCACACTATCGGCTCTCCGACCCGCGGTGCGATGCCAGCCGCAAGCACCTCTGCAGCCGGACCTGCCAGGACATCTGCCATGGGAGGAAGGGCATGATTGACCCCACCCCGAATGAGGCCGAGGCGATGACCGTCGGCGGCCAGATGGGCGGCGAGTATCTCGAGAGCATCGGCAAGTCCGATCTTGCCACCCTGACCGAGACCGAATGGGACCGCTTCATTGATGCGGTCGTCACCGGATATTGCGACCACCTGCGTGAGCTTGCGGCCAAGGACCGCAAACGCTTCGACGCCATGACCCCCGAGGTGCCCTTCTGATGACTGACACATCCTTCATCGCGCGCTTCGGCGCGCGGCTCGTCACCAATGGCTATGCCATCCTGCCCATCGGCCCGGGCACGAAGAAGCCCGGCCGCTTCCAGCGCGGGGCTTGGGCGGACTACCCGGAATGGAACCGCCATGCCGAGCGCGGTACTACGGAGGTCGAGGTGGCCACATGGGCCAGCTGGCCGGATTGCGGCATTGGGATTGTCGGCGGCGCCGTGGCGGCGGTGGATATCGACATCGCCGAGGACGCTGAACTGTCGCTGCAGATCGAGCGGCTCGCCAGGGAGCGTCTCGGTGACACGCCCGCCCTGCGCATTGGCCGGGCCCCGAAGCGGATGCTGGTCTATCGCACCAACGAGCCGTTCCGTGGCATCAAGCGCCACCCGCTGGAGGTGCTCTGCCTCGGGCAGCAGTTCGTGGCCTATGCCATCCACCCTGACACTGGCGCGCCCTACGCCTGGCCCGAGGAGGGTCTGGCGGATATCGACATCACCGACTTGCCCGAAATCACGGCCGAAGCTGCGCTTGCGTTTCTTGACGAGGCCTATGCGCTGCTCCCGGAAGCGTTGCGCCAGCGTGGGCTCTCTGCCGTTGCACCTGCGGGTGAAGTCGAGCGCATCCACAGCCAGATCGGAACCTTGCCCGCGATCGAGGCAGCGCTCGCTTGGCTGCCCAACGCTGAACTCGACTACGACAGCTGGATGCGGGTTGGCATGGCGCTGAAAGGGGCGCTTGGCGAGGCCGGAGCCGATCTCTTTGGCGGCTGGTCTGCGCAGGCGGCCAAGGATGTGCCGGCCACTACGCTTAACGCTTGGGCCAGCTTCAAGCCCGATCGGATCGGGGCTGGCACGATCTACCATCTCGCCATGGAGCGCGGCTGGCAGCCTGATCCCGACCTCCGCCTTGATGGCAGTCTGCCCGATGACGCGGATCATCCTGCGGCGGGTCTGCTTGCACGGTTGGATGTCTCAACAACTGCGGCGTCTCCGGCCCCAGCCGCACCGCCGTTCTCGCTGGCGATACCTGACGGGTTGGTCGGCGATCTGACCGATTACATGCTGTCCACTGCCCGGCGCCCGCAGCCGCTCCTGTCGTTCGGCGCCAGCCTCTGTGCAATCGGCGCGCTGATGGGGCGGAATTATCGGACCGAGAGCAACCTGCGCTCGAACCTCTATGTCGTCGGAATCGCGGACAGCGGTTCGGGCAAGAACCACGCCCGAGAAATCATCAACGAGACCTTCTTCGAGGCGGGGCTGGCCCATCATCTCGGCGGCAACAAAATCGCTTCCGGCGCGGGCCTTTTGACCGCGCTGCACCGCCAGCCCGCGATCCTGTTCCAGATCGACGAGTTCGGCATGTTCCTGTCAGCTGCCGCAGACCGCAAGCGCAGCCCGCGCCATATCACCGAAATCCTCGATAACATGACCGAGCTCTATACCTCGGCCGGTGGGATCTTCCTCGGGGCAGAATACGCCAATCGGGACGGCACGAACGAACGGCGCGACATCAACCAGCCCTGCCTCTGCGTCTATGGCACCACGACGCCCTTGCACTTCTGGGGCGCGCTGCAGGGGGCGAACGTCGTTGATGGCTCGCTGGCTCGTTTCCTGATCCTGCCCAGCGACGAGGACTACCCCGACGAGAACATTGCCGTCGGGATCCGGCAAGCCCCGCCCGCGCTGATCCAGGGGCTGCAGCTGATCGCCGCGGGCGGTGGGACCAAGAAGGGCAATCTGACCGGCAAGACCGCCGATCAGAACACTGCCGTGAACCCGATGATCGTGCCGATGACTGAGGAGGCCCGGGCCCGGTTCCGCCAGCTCAGCATCGAGTTGACGGAGGAATTGCGGGCCGCCGCTGGAACGGCCTTCACGGCAATCCTCGCCCGCATCGGAGAAAACGCCCTGAAGCTTGCGCTCATAGTGGCGGTGGGGCGTGATCCAGCACGGCCCGAGATCGAGATCACGGCGGCAGAGTGGGCCATCAGTTTCGTGCGGCACTACGCGCAGCGTACGATGGAAGCGGTAGAGCGCCATGTCGCGGACACCGAGACCGAGGCGCACCTGAAGCGGCTGAAGGAGATCATCCGGGCGTCAGGGGCTAAGGGTATCACCAAATCCGAGATCACTCGGGCCTCGCAGTGGCTAAAATCACGGGATCGCGATGAAATCCTGCTCACCCTGATCGAGAGTGGCGACATCACCACAGGTATGCGCGGGTCTTCCACCAAGCAGGCCATGGTCTACAGGATGGCGAGGTGGGATGGGTGACTGGAGATCCTTCAAACCCGCTGAAGCTGTCCTTGAAGCATTAAGGGGGGTCAAATCCCTGCAATGAAAGGGTAAAACGGGATCCTTCAAATCTTTCAATCTTTCAAGAGGACCTTTTATCCCTGTACGCGTACGCGCTCGGTTAAAAATTAGGAGAGAGGTACCTATTGAAATATTGAATAATTGAAAGATTATATATTATATATACAGTACAACCACTTAGGGGCGAAAATCTTTCAAGAGACCCCTTTGAAGGTTTTGAAGGATCTGCCGGGCGGCCCGCTCGCCCCGCGCCTGACATGACCAGACCACCCTTCGGGGCCTGGCGAGACCGCAGCCTTCACCGGCCAGCCCTCCCGCCACGCTCGTCCAAGCGAAGAGGAGGTCTCCATGACCCAACCCGAAAACACCCCGCGCTGTTTGCTGGCGCTTGATCTCGGCACGACCACAGGCTGGGCGATCCGCGGCCATGACGGTCTGATCACAACCGGAACGGCCAGCTTCCGCCCTGGCCGCTACGATGGCGGCGGTATGCGCTATCTGCGCTTCACCAGCTGGCTGACGGAGTTGGACCGGCTGTCCGGACCCATCTCAGCGATCTGGTATGAAGAAGTCAGGCGGCATGCGGGCACTGACGCTGCCCATGTCTATGGCGGTCTGATGGCCTCGCTGACCTCGTGGGGCGAACTGCGCGGCATTCCTTACGAGGGAGTGCCGGTCGGCACCATCAAACGTCACGCCACGGGCCACGGCAATGCACCCAAGCAGGCCATGATCGCCGCCGCGCGCGCGCGCGGTTACAGCCCAGCGGACGACAACGAAGCCGACGCCATCGCCATCCTGCACTGGGCGCTAGAGAGCCTGGGAGGTGCAGCATGAGGCTCTACCCCAAAGGCTACGGCGGCCAGCGCCGCGATCCCGACCAGGTCAAACGGGACAGCTGGCGCGAGCAGCGCATGCTGGCTGTGTCCCTTGATGACCCACGACTGACCTGGCCCGAACGCGAACTCGTCCGTCAACTGGGGGACAAGCTCTATGGCAAGCTTCCCGCGGTGAGGGAGGTGCGCCATGGCTGATCGCACCTGGACCGCCGACGACGTCGCCGATCATTTCGAAGAGGCGTTCCGCACCCTGCGCAAGCTGCCGCCCGTGAGGGTGCAGGGCTACTTCAACGCCTGGCCGCAGATCGTGCGGTCGGAAAAGGAGATCCTCGCGATGGAGCCGCAGCCGATGCGGGTCTGGCCTTCGACCTCTGCGATCACTCGGCTTGAGCAGACCTTCGACTGGGTGCTGTGGATCGGCGAGGACGAACGTCGCTTGATCTGGTGGCGGGCGGCCCGTCGTCCCTGGAAAGAGATCAGTGGCGAGTTAGGGGTGGATCGTACCACTGCGTGGCGGAGGTGGCAGGTGTCGTTGGCCAAGATCGCGGATCGACTGAATCACCATTGAGTCCAATGTGTTGCAACATTTTTCTTCTCGACATCTGCAACAAATCCGTGCTACCTGAAAGGCATGATGGGGAGAGTGCGTCGGAAAGACGTCTCTCCCCGTTTTTGTTGGTTAGTTGCGCTCGATGAGCCGAAGGACCCGAGCGGGAACGCCGATTGAGCGCAGGAACGCAATTTCTTCGTGTTGGTCACGACTGATATGCTCGCCAGGCTTCTTTACCTCAACCAAGCGGAAAAACGACACCTTCGCTTCCTGACGCTTCTTGGCGAACAAGAACAGGTCCGGTGTGCCAAATCTCTCGACCCGCTCGGGCGAGAGATGACGACGGAGGATTTTTTCAAGTTGACCAGGCCCCAAGGCCTGAAAGAGGCACGCCACAGTTGATGCGTCCGGCAGCCGGAAGTGATGGCTGTCGTTGTCTAGGCTCAGGTCTTGTCGACCTGCTGCGATCTGCTCGACTGACAGACTGCATATCTGTTCTGCTTCCGAACCGAACGCGTAGCCAATGGCGCGCCAGGTGTTTGGTCCCAACCTGCAACCATGGAATATGTGGCCAACCATTGTCCTGCGTCGCCAACGCCGCAGGACGACGTCCTCTGGAATATCTCGCTCATCACCTTTGCCTTCGGGATCCACGAGGTATTGGACCCTGCTGCCATCGTTTAAGCGGCCGCGCACGACATGGCTGATGCGGAGCGCCGGCGCTTTGTTGATTTCGGTGTCGAAGGTGGGCGCTTGAGCCATTTTGCAGTTCTCTCGTGTGTACGCGTATATGAGACGATGAGGATCAGTGGCACTGCAAGAGGCAAAACAAAGCTGAACTCGGTGACCAGGTTTCCGAAAAAACCGTCTCCGTTCAAAATGTTTCGCCTCGCAACCCATTGAAATTGAACGGGTCCCTCCTGTTTGTAACCGTATTCGGGGGGGCGAGGCCCGAGGGTTTCCTAGTGACACCCCTGAAAATACCCGTTTCGTTTCGCTAGCGCGGACCTGCGGTTCGGTTTCCGCCAAAGCCTAAGAAAACAAAGGCCTAACGGCCTAACCCAAAACGCCTGAACCGAAACGGGGATCAGACCCCATTTCGCTTCGCGGGCATTCCAAGGACATCACCATGGACGTCGTCGACCTGCCGCTCGAGCAGATCATTCCCTATGCGCGCAACCCGCGGCGCAACGAGCAGGCGATCGCGACGGTCGCGGCCTCGATCCAGGAATTCGGCTGGCGGCAACCCATTGTCGTGGACGAGGCGATGGTGGTTCTCGCCGGGCACACGCGGCTGGAAGCGGCCCGCAAGCTCGGATTCAAGACCGCGCCGGTGCATGTCGCCAAGGGGCTGACCGTCAGCCAAGCGCGCGCCTTCCGGATCATGGATAACCGCTCCAGCGAGAATGCCGAATGGGACAAGGACCTGCTGAACCTCGAACTGGCCGACCTGCTGGAGGCTGATTTCGATCTCGGGCTGACGGGCTTCACAGACGACGAGTTGAACGCGCTGATGTCCAGCCTTAAGGACGGCGCCGGCCATCAGGAGGGCGAGGACGATGTTCCGGAAGCTCCTGCAGATCCGGTCAGCCGCCCGGGCGATCTCTGGATCCTCGGCAACCACCGGCTGCTCTGTGGCGACAGCACGGTCGCCACGGATGTCGAGAGAGTGCTGAACGGCGTAAAGCCGCTATTGCTTGTCAGCGATCCACCGTACGGTGTGGAATACGATCCGAGCTGGCGTAACCAGGCTGGCGCGGCCAAGACAAAACGCACCGGCAAGGTGCTGAATGATGACCGCGCTGACTGGCGCGAAGCCTGGGCTCTGTTCCCCGGCGATGTCGCCTATGTCTGGCACGGGGCGCTGCACGCGGCGACGGTCGCGGAAAGTCTCGAAGTCGCAGGCTTCACCATCCGGTCCCAGATCATCTGGGCCAAGGATCGACTGGTTCTGAGCCGCGGGGATTATCACTGGCAGCACGAGCCCGCGTGGTATGCCGTGCGCAAGTCCGGCAAGGGGCACTGGGCCGGTGATCGTAAGCAGACCACGCTTTGGCAGATTGCCAACAAGGATCAGGACGAAAAGACCGTGCACGGGACGCAGAAGCCCGTCGAATGCATGCGTCGGCCGATCCTGAACAACTCGAGCCCCGGGCAGGCGGTCTATGAGCCCTTCATGGGATCAGGAACGACGCTGATCGCAGCCGAGACGACTGGACGGGTCTGCTACGGCATCGAACTGAACCCGGCTTACGTCGATGTGGCAGTTGCGCGTTGGCAGAAGTTCACCGGCAAACAGGCGGCGCTTGAGGGCAGCGACACCACCTTCGACGCGCTGAAGGCGGAACGTGCGGCCGCATGAAGCAGTCCCGCCTTATGTCGTTGGTCGAGTCTGTCGCCAACGTGATCGTCGGTTATGGCGTCGCCGTCGTGACGCAGATCCTGATCTTTCCGATCTTTGGACTGCAGACGACCTTGGGTCAAAACCTTGCAATGGGCGCGGTCTTCACAATCGTAAGCCTGGCAAGATCGTTCTTGCTGCGTCGGCTCTTCGAGGCCATCCGAGTGGCGGGTGCGCGAGGTTAGATCAGGCCAATGCCTTTCAAGCAGGTCGCCACATCCACCAGGCGGAGAGTTGGCACCACAATCGTGATGGTGAAACTGTCGGCTGAGGTGCTGCAGTGAATCTCGCGCTCCTCCAGCAGGGCCAGTTCGATCTCGTCGAGAACGGCGGAAATGCGGGTGCGGTCAAAATGGTCGGGCAGGTTCCGGATGGTGAGCCGAATGCTGGTGGTTTCCATGGGTTTTACTCCGCGTGCTCGCCTTCCGTGAAGGCGCTGTCGGTGATGCGCTTCAGAAGCTCGGCGTAATAATCAAGGTTGCCGACATGCCCCCAATGGACCTCGTCGGGATGGGTGTTGAAGTGCGCGTCGCTCAGCGCTTGAAGCCGAGCAAGCATCGCGTCGATCGCAGCTTTCTTTGCGATGAAGGCGTCTTGGGCAGTGGGGCGTTGGCTCATCTCAATGCGTCCTGAATTGCGCTTTCTGCTGTCTTGAGCTTCGCTCTAGTGGGCCCGCACATCCAGTGAATTAGACGCGATTCCATATAGTTAATCGAAGGTTCGGGGGCCGCGCATGTCGACAGCCACACAGCCCATCGGCGTAATCGCGCGGCTTCTGGATCTCTCGGAGCGGCGGGTCCAGCAGCTGAGCCGCGAGGGCGTGATCCCGAAGGCGGAGCGCGGCCAGTATGACTTGATCGGGTCTGTACGCGGCTATGTCCGGTACTTGCGTGATCAGGCGCTGAGGGCGCAGGCCGGTGCGCCTGATTATGCGGCTGAACGTGCCCGCTTCATTCGGGCGCGGGCGGATCTTGCCGAGATGGAGGCAGAGGAAAAGCGCCGCTCGCTGATTGCAGCGGATGAGATTGAGGCGGCCTGGATTGCCGTGCTCGCGCTTTTGAGAACCCGCCTCTTAGCGCTGCCGGACCGGCTGGCACCACAGGCCTTTGACCAACCCACCGTCGGAGATACCCGGAACCTGATCCGAACTGCGATCCGCGAGGTGCTCGATGATCTCGCAGAGCCAGACATTGAATTCGAAACCGATCCTGAAATTGACGGGCTCGCCGATCCTGAAGCGGACGGTAGTGAAGGCACTGGCGGTTCTGAAGCCGCCGCCAGACCTGACGATCAGCGATTGGGCGGACCAGAACCGACGTCTGAGTTCTGAGGCCAGTGCTGAACCTGGCCAATGGCGCACGAGCCGCGCCGAATACCAGCGCGGGATTATGGATGCGATCTCGGATCCGGCGGCCGAAACCGTCGTGATCATGTCGAGCAGCCAAATCGGTAAGTCGGAGTCGATCTTGAACATGGTCGGCTACCACATCGACCACGATCCGGCGCCGATCATGGTGGTGATGCCCACCGAGCGTGACGCAGAAACCTGGTCGAAGGATCGCTTCTCGCCGATGGCACGCGATACGCCCTGCCTACAGGGCAAGATCGCCGATCCCCGGTCGCGGGACGGCAACAACAAGATCCTGCACAAGCGGTTCCCGGGCGGGCATCTGACAATCGTGGGGGCCAATGCGCCCTCGGGGCTGGCGAGCCGACCGATCCGACTGCTCTTGTGCGACGAGGTCGACCGCTATCCGTTCAGCGCGGGGGCAGAAGGCGACCCGGTCAATCTCGCGAAAAAGCGGACTGTGACATTCTGGAACCGCAAGATCGTGCTGGTCTCGACGCCGACGAACAAGGGCGCGAGCCGGATCGAGGCGGCGTTTGAGGAAAGCGACCAGCGCCGATATTGGGTGCCGTGCCCGGCCTGCGGCGCAGAACAACTCCTGACCTGGGGGCAGGTCAAATGGGACAAGGATGAAGCTGGCGGCCATCGTCCGGAAACTGCGCGCTACCACTGCGCCGAATGTGATGCTCTCTGGAAGGATGAGACCCGCTGGGCGGCCATCTCCAAGGGCCGCTGGATCGCTGATGCGCCGTTCAACGGGACGGCGGGCTTCCATCTGAACGAGATCTATTCGCCCTGGGTGCGGCTCGAGGCCATGGCCAAGGCGTTTCTATCGGCGCGCGCCGGTGGGGACGAGACGATGAAGACATTCATCAACACCTCTCTGGGCGAGACCTGGATGGAAAGCGGCGAGGCGCCAGACTGGCAGCGGTTGCAGGGGCTGAAGGAAGATTGGCGCGCGGGCACGGTGCCGGCGGGCGGGCTGTTTTTGACCGCTGGAGCCGACGTGCAGAAGGACCGGATTGAGGTTGATGTCTGGGCTTGGGGTAAGGGCCTGCAAAGCTGGCTCATTGATCACATTGTCATCGAGGGCGGCCCGGGCGATCAGGCTTGCTGGCAGAAGCTCTCGGACCTTCTTGGCCAGACTTGGGCTCACGCCAGCGGTACGCCGATGACCATCGCGCGACTGGCGATCGACACCGGCTATGAGACGGCGGCCGTCTATGCCTGGGCGCGTCAGGTTGGCTTTGCGCAGGTCGCACCTGTTAAGGGCGTTGAGGGGTTCAATCGGGCAAGCCCTGTCACAGGGCCGACATTTGTGGACGCCACCATAGGGGGCAAGCGGCTTCGCCGCGGTGCACGGCTTTGGACGGTGGCCACATCGACGTTCAAGGCCGAGACCTATCGCTTCCTGCGGCTTGACCCGCCGGAGGTCACCAGCCCGGTGGGTGGGGAGAGGTTTTCTCCCGGCTTTCTCCATCTGCCGGGCTGGGTCGACGCTGAATGGCTGAAGCAGCTCACGGCCGAGCAGCTGATCACGGTCAAGAACAAGCGCGGCTTTGCCAAGCTCGAATGGCAAAAGCTGCGGGAACGCAACGAAGCACTCGATTGCCGTGTTTATGCGCGTGCCGCCGCCTGGATCCTCGGGGCAGACCGCTGGTCGGACGCTCGGTGGGAAGAGCTGGCGGCGCAATTTGCAGATAGCAGCGATGCGCAGACACCAAAGGCGGCCACCGCGAGACCAATGAGGTCGACACTGGTCCGCCGCGTTTCGCGGTCAAGCTATATGGGATGAGTTTGGGTATGGCGGATCTGACGACACTAAAACTCCGCCGGGAGACACTTTCTTCGCAGCGCGCCTCGGGCGTCGCCCGCGTCAGCTATGACGGTAAGACAGTCGACTACCGGTCTTTGGCAGAGATCGACCGGGCCATTGAGGCTTTGGACCGTGAGATCGCGATGGCCGAAGGGCGGCGGATCGTGCGGCAAGTCCGCGTGACGACGGCCAAGGGGCTCTGACAGAAATGGGGATGTTCGACTTGTTCCGCCGCCCCAAGCCGGGCGGCACTGAAGCCATGCGCGCGCGGCTTGAAGGGGCGATGGCAAAGCGGCGCTTGCGGGGCTGGAACCCACCGCTCGAGAACATCAACGCGCTCGTCGCTTCTGGCGGACCCAAACTGCTGGCGCGGTCTCGCGAACTGGTAGTGACCAACGGCTATGCGGCGAACGCCTGCGAGGCCTTTGCGGCCAACCTTGTTGGGGACGGTATCAAGCCGTCATCGCTCATCACGGATGCGGCACTGCGGGACCAGGTCCAGAAGCTCTGGCTCGCCTGGACGGACGAGGCGGACGCCGATGGGCTTACCGATTTCTACGGTCTGCAGGCTATGGTCGCACGCGAGATGTTTGTGGCCGGTGAATGTTTTGTGCGCCTGCGCCCGCGTCGCACTGAGGACGGGCTACTAGTGCCACTGCAATTGCAGCTTCTCCAGTCCGAGATGCTGCCCTTTGAGAAAACGGAGATGGACCCGAACGGCAACCCCATCCGCTGTGGGGTTGAGTTCGATCTGATCGGCCGGCGGGTGGCTTATCACTTCCGCCGCCGTCACCCGGGCGACAGCACGGATCAGCGGGTGGCGGTGCCTGAGACGGTGCGCGTGTCGGCTGAGGAGGTGCTGCACATCTATCGGCCGATTGATGCAGGCCAGATCCGCGGCCTGCCGCATGTGGCACCGGCCATGGTGCGGCTGTTCTTGCTCGACCAGTACGACGATGCGGAACTTGATCGGAAGAAGACCGCGGCGATGTTTGCGGGCTTCATCACGAAGACCGCCCCCGAGGACCCGATGATGGGAGAGGGCGCTGCTGATCTCGACGGGGCCGCCATCGCGAGCCTCGAGCCCGGCACCATGCAGGTGCTGCTGCCGGGTGAGGATGTGAAGTTCTCAAGCCCCGCTGATGTTGGTGGTGGCTATGAGGCGTTCCAGTACCGGACACTCTTAGCGGTCTCGGCCTCGCTGGGTTTGCCTTATCATCTCGTCACGGGCGATGTCCGGCAGGCGAACTACTCGTCCTTGCGTGCCGAACTCGTCGAGTTCCGGCGGCGGATTGGCCAATTGCAGCATGGTGTCATGGCGCATCAGCTGTGCCGTCCCATTTGGCGGCGCTGGCTGGAGACGGCGGTGCTGTCGGGCGCGCTCAATACAGACCCCGCTGACGCGCGCGCAGTGCAATGGATCCCGCCAAGGTGGGACTGGGTTGATCCGCTCAAAGACATCCAAGCGCAGGTGCTCGCAATGGGGGCAGGCATTACCTCGCGGCGCAAGGTGGTCGAGGGTACCGGCTACGATATCGAAGAGGTCGATCGTGAGAACGCTGCGGATGCCAAGCGCGCATCGGATCTGGGGCTGACTTATCGCGCCAGCCCGGGCGAGACGCAGGGTGCACGGGCGACGCCAACCCAGGTGCCGGAAACGAATTCTAATGTCGGACCGTCCGACTTTAGCCGGGCAAACAACCCCGAAGAGGAATAACCCCATGAAATCCTGGTACACGATCCGCGCCCGTTCCTCGGGCACGGAAGTGCTGATCTATGACGAAATCGGCGCTTACGGCGTCACAGCGAAGGGCTTTCTGGCGGAGTTGGGTGCCTTGCCTGATGATGCGACCATTGATCTGCGGCTCAACAGCCCCGGCGGCTCAGTCTTTGATGCGGTGGCGATCTACAATGCGCTGAGACGCCATCTGGGCGAGGTCACTGTTTGGATTGACGGCATTGCCGCCTCGGCCGCGAGCTACATCG